GATAGATCCAACCAATCCTGATACATATGATCTGCCTTTTTTGGATTATGATGTATCAAAGATTAAAAGAGTAGAAGACTTGCCTGTGTGGGAAAAAGGTTGTGATTCCAGTTACACTTGGGCAAAGAAATACAAACACTTGATGGGGCAGGAAACTCCTGAAGTACTTGCAAACAAGATTGTTGATGTGTTGAAAAACGAAGACAATCCGGAAGGTAAGTTTTTACATCCTGTTAGTAAACAACATCAACACTTATGTATTACAGGTGGCGAGCCTTTGATGCCAACAGGACAAGAAGCAACCATAGGCATTTATAGGGAATTACAAAAACAAGACAACTTGCCCAGCAGTATGACATTTGAAACTAATGGTACACAGATGTTGAGGCCTAACTTTATTGATTGGGTAAAAGAGATTGATACAGAAATATTTTTTAGTTGTAGTCCTAAACTGTTTACAGTATCTGGAGAAGAAAGCAAAAAAGCAATCAAGCCTGAAGTTGTTGCAGAATATAGAAAACTTTCAAGCAAAGGACAACTTAAATTTGTGGTTGGTGACAAAGACAGAGAATGGAATGAAATGGAAGAAGCATTAGAAAAATTTAGATCTGCTGGCGTTGATTGGCCAGTATGGATAATGCCAGTAGGTGCCAGGGAAGAAGAGCAAAGTGCAACCGCAGGAGAAGTTGCACAAAAGGCATTTAGAAGAGGATATAACGTGGCCGCAAGGGTTCATGTGTATCTGTTCGGAAACGCAATAGGCACTTAGGAGGTGATGAATATGAAACCGTTAAGAACGTTATTAGCAATATATGTACTGTTTCTTGGTATAGTAATATTAACGTACAAAGATGCAGGTGCAGGTGAATGGCAGGATAAGCCCATTGTTTGTACTCAATTAGAGGAGATAAAGCAAGGACTAGCGGCCAGAGGAGAGATAAAGATTTTTGAAGCCATTCAAATCACAACGGTACGTGATATGGACACTTTATCTGATACTCCGGTGTACTTGCCGCTGTCAATATGGGTCAATCCAAAAGATAAAACGTATACAATAATAGAGTTTCATCCTGGCTATAATAGTTACTGTGTAATTAGTTATGGAGCAGAATGGACAATGATTGGAGAAACACTATGAAAGACTTTATAAACAAAGTCAAGGACAAGTTCAAGAAAGTTCCAAAAGAAGAAACGTCTGAACAAAAAAGACTGCGACTTTTGGAAGAAGAAAAGAAAGCGGCCACAAAAGCTAAGAAGCCTTGGGTAGCTGTCTTAAACACTCATGTCAACCATCATGATATAAAGAATGGATTCTTTGAGCTTGATTGGAACAATGAGTTTATTGAACAACTTCTTGATGCAGGCTACAAAGGCGAAACTAACGAACAAATTGTTGATGCATGGTTTAAAACTATTGCAAGAAACATTTTGGAAGAACAGGGACTTGACCCAAACAGGGATTCAGGTTATATTAAAATAAACAAAAGAGATGACGGAAAATCGGAGGTAAGTTAAAATGAGTCCAAATCCAAATTATATAAACATGATAATTAACTTTTCAATACTTGGTTTATTATTTTACGTTGCAGTACAGGTGAGCTAATGAAATACGTTTTGGTTGATACCGCAAATACTTTTTTTAGAGCAAGGCACGTTGTTCGTGGCGAGCTTGATGTAAAAGTAGGCATGGCATTTCACATAACATTTAACAGTTTGAAAAAGGCATGGAATGACTTTGATGCTGATCATATTGTTTTTTGCTTAGAAGGAAGAAGCTGGCGTAAGGATTTCTATCAACCTTATAAACGTAATAGACAAGAATTTAGAGATGCTTTGACAGAAGCACAACAAGAAGAAGAAAAAGTATTCTGGGAAACATTTGATAGTTTCCGTGATTTCATTACACAAAAAACAAATTGCACAGTTCTACAACACAACGAACTAGAAGCAGATGATTTAATTGCTGGTTGGGTACAAGCACATCCTAATGATGAACACGTTATTATCAGCACAGATGGTGACTTTGCACAACTAATAAGTCCTAAGGTTGCACAATACAACGGTGTCAGCAACACAACTATCACACACGAAGGTTACTTTGATGACAAAGGTAAACGTGTAATTGATAAAAAGACAGGCAAAGAAAAAGCCGCTCCTAATCCTGAGTGGTTGTTGTTTGAAAAATGTATGAGAGGCGATACAAGTGATAATGTGTTTAGTGCTTATCCTGGTGTCAGAGTAAAAGGCACTAAGAACAAAGTAGGACTTGAAGAAGCATTTGCAGACAAAAGCAACAAAGGATATGCTTGGAATAACCTTATGCTACAGAGATGGGTAGATCATGAAGGCCAAGAACACAGAGTACTAGACGACTACAATAGAAATGTAACATTATGTGATTTATCAGCACAACCTGAAAATGTAAAAGATAAAATTAGAAACACTATATCAGAAAATGCACAACCTAAAAACATAAAACAGGTTGGTTTAAGATTGATGAAATTTTGTGCATTGTATGATATGCAACGAATAACTGATAATGCTCAGGCTTATGCTGAACCATTACAAGCAAGGTATCCTGTATGAAACTAGATAAAAAGATTTTATTGTTATTAGGTGTAATAACAGTAGGATTGCTTTTTAGTTTAGGTGCGAACGCATATTTGTTAAAGGAAGTAACAGATATAAGGATAATATTAGATTCACAATTTGAAGTAATATCAAACATAATGATGATGTTAGGCTTTGAATTAAAAACATTACCGTTAATATAGGAAGGTACACATGACATCTTTAAAAGCAAACGAAATATTAAAAAACAAGTTTTGGATCATTGAAGATAAAGATACAAAAGAAAAGGTAGGAACATTATCAAAAGATACGGATAATAGATATATGTATTCCTGTAAAGACGGATCATGGTTCTATGATAGTAAAAATACAGTAGAAAGAGATCTTGGTTCGATACTATGGTCCAAAGGTAGTATATCAGATAAGTCAAGCCCAAGCAAAGAAATATATGAACTGCCTACATCAACTAATCCTTACAATGCTATGTTTGATTTAAAAAGAAAATTTGCATTGTTTACAAAAAGTAAAAAATCTAAGAGCTTGTATTGTGCAGGTTATTTTTGTATTCACTTTGAAAAAGGTTGGGTAAAGAGTTTTTGTCCTAAATTAGTAACACTTGAAAAGTATGAACACAAAGGACCATTTAAAACAGAACTAGAAATGAGAGCGGAGTTAAGTAATGTCAACAGACGTTAAACCTATTAACACCATACCGTTGCAACAATTCATTGATAGAGTTAAAGTTGCAGACAATAGTAACCAAGCAGAAGTACGTATGACGCTTGTAGAAGCTAAAAACCTAGCATTTACCATAGGTAGTGTAATGTCAAGATTGCATGGCGATCTTGAAAAATTAGTGGACAAGCAAAATAATACTGAAGAGGTTGTTAGTGTTACCGTAGATGGTGGTAAGAACTGGTAGCATAATCCAATAAACTACGTATATTACTCCTGTACTGAGATAAATATTAGTATAAGGAAGTTAATATGAGTAGACCTAAACCAACAGTTGTTTTAGAACACATTAATAGAAAAACTTACAAGTCCGAACAGGTGCTTGATGCTGAAGCCATTTGGGCAGTATTTTACAAGGACAAGCCTTTTAACTTAAAAAGTTCTAACACACTTACAAACTATCCAGGACCTAAATACAAGAAGGTATCCTTTTCCAATCCAGGTCATGCTTTTAATCTAGCAAACAAATTAAATGAATTGTTTGATGTCAAGGATTTTACAGTAGTTAAACTCACAGCCGGCGAAACAGTTAAGGAAGAATAATGAACTGGAAAGAAACCTATACTAAGGTATTCTTGAAACAGGCCGGTATTGCAATCAGCGAAAGTACTCTAGCAGAATATATGCCTGTATGGTGGCAAAACACCAGAGAAAAAGATAGTGGCGGATTGCGTCTTACAGAAGCAGGTATGTTATTCCTTATGGAAAAACTAGAACTTGCCACATATGATATTCCTTTTCCACCAGACTTTAAAATTACAACACAGGTTGTAATATTTTTGGACAAGTTTATAGACTGTCCGTATTTCCTTACAAACAAAGGATTGACTGTTACGAACGAAAAGAAGGCACTCGAACTACATCTTTTCAGTGGTGATGTCCGTAAGTATGGATTGGCTAAAGCTCTAAAACGGACAGATGAATCAGTAAACCCTTGATTTTATTGGATTCTTTTTTGGTAAAAAAATACATTTTCCGGTTGACCTTTTGAGTAAACGGTGCTATTATATAAACATAATAAGGCACTGAGATAAACTTAAAAAAAGGAGTACAACATGGAAAACATCGCAGTTAGACAAGTTAGCCCAAACAATGCAAAGAAAAGCATCCTAAGGGCATTCAATAAACAAAGACCACTTTTTATATGGGGACCTCCAGGTATTGGTAAGTCCGACATTGTTTCACAGATTAGTGAAGACATTGACGCATATATGATTGATGTTCGTTTGTCATTATGGGAACCTACAGATATTAAAGGTGTTCCGTATTATGCGGCAAATGATAACACAATGAAATGGGCACCTCCGGCAGAATTGCCAGATGCTAAAATGGCTAAGAAATATAAGAAGATTATATTATTCTTAGACGAAATGAATTCAGCCGCTCCGGCAGTACAGGCCGCGGCATATCAACTTATTCTTAATAGAAAGGTTGGTACTTATAAATTACCTGATAATGTTTTGATTGTTGCCGCTGGTAACAGAGAAGCAGATAAAGGTGTAACCTACAGAATGCCTGCTCCATTGGCAAACAGATTTGTACACTTAGAGTTGAAAGTGGACTTTGATGATTGGTTTAGCTGGGCAGTTAAGAATAACATACATGAAGATGTAGTAGGTTACTTGACATTTGCAAAGAAAGACTTGTATGACTTTGATCCTAAGAGTCCAAGTAGATCTTTTGCAACACCTCGTTCATGGTCATTTGTTTCCGAGCTTTTGGAAGATGATGACGATGAAGCAACCACAACAGATCTTGTTAGTGGTTCAGTCGGCGAAGGACTTGCCGTTAAATTTATGGCACACAGAAAAGTGTCAGCTCAATTACCTAATCCTAGCGATGTACTTGCTGGTAAGGTTAAAAACTTAGATACTAAAGAAATCAGTGCCATGTATTCCTTGACTGTATCTTTGTGTTATGAGCTGAAGGAAGCCAGTGATAAGAGCGATAAGAAGTTTGATGACAAAGTCAATAACTTTTTACGTTTTGCGATGGACAACTTTGATACTGAACTAGTTGTTATGGGTATCAAGTTAGCTCTTACACAATATCAACTTCCAATCGACCCAGATGAGGTTGAGTGCTTTGATGAGTTCCATGAAAAGTATGGCAAGTATATTAAAGCCGCACAGGAGAAGTAGTCCAATATTTTGGAATACTAGGGGGAAAATTTCGGTTTTCCCCCACTCTTTTTGGTTGACAAACTCAATTAAATATCATATAATAGTATTATAACAATTAGGAAAAGATGGCACAAATGACAACTAACATATCAACAAAAGAACAAGAAGTATTAGACAGATGGGAAGAAATTAAAAATGCCCCAGAAGTTGAAATAACAGACGAACTTAGAGCAGAAGTTTTAGATAAAATTATTGTAGCAAGGGTAGGACTATTACTTAGACATCCTTTCTTTGGTAATATGGCTACTAGGCTTGTTATTAAAGAAGCATCAGACTGGTGTCCTACTGCCGCAACAGATGGTAGACACTTATTTTATAGTGTTCCTTTCTTTGCTAAAATGTCTAACAAAGAAGTTGAATTTGTAATTGCACATGAAATACTTCATTGTGTATATGATCATATGACAAGACGTGAAGATAGAGATGCTATGCTTCATAACATTGCCGCAGACTATATTGTAAACAATACACTAGTCAGAGATAACATTGGTGAAAAGCCTGCGGATATTCCAATCTATCAAGACTTTAAATATGAAGGTTGGACATCTGAAGCAGTATATGATGAGCTTTACAAGAAAGCAGACAAAGAAGAATTAAAACAATTAGGTCAATTACTTGATGAACACATTGACTGGGAAAAAGGTGAAGGTCAAAGCAAGACTGGTACAAAAGGCAACAAGGGCAATAAGCCTTCTTATAGCAAAGAAGAACTTTCCAAGATCAGAGACGAAATAAAAGAGAACATGATGTCTGCGGCACAGGCCGCTGGTGCAGGTAAGACGCCTAAAGAAATTGAAAGAATGATTAAGGCACTTACTGAGCCTAAGATGAACTGGAGAGAAATACTTAGACAACAGATCCAAAGCACTATTAGAAATGATTATAGTTTTGCTCGTCCTAGCAGAAGAGGTTGGCACACTGGTGCAATACTTCCTGGTATGAAGTTTGATGAAACTATTGATATTTGTATTGCAATTGATATGTCAGGATCAATTGGTAATGAACAGGCAGAAGACTTCTTAGGTGAAGTACAAGGTATCATGCAGGAGTACAAAGACTACAACATCAAGTTATGGTGTTTTGATACAGCCGTTTACAATGAAGAAGATTTTACTGCTGACAATGGTATGGAATTAAGCGAGTACAAGGTTACTGGCGGCGGCGGTACAGACTTTATGGCCAATTGGGAGTACATGAAAGAGAATGATATACTTCCTAAAAGATTCATAATGTTTACTGATGGTTATCCTTGGGACAACTGGGGTGATGAAAATTATTGTGATACAGTATTTGTAATTCATTCACATCATGACAAAAACTTACAGGCACCATTTGGTATTACTTGTCATTACGACGAGAAGAAGAGGGCTTAAATTGATTCCAAATCCTCCCCCGTTAGATTATATTGTGATACTAATTTGTATATCATTAATAATAAGTGTGATGATATGAAACCAAATCCACTAAACTTTTTTGGAATTCGCGAGGTTAAGTATCAAGCACCTCATTTCGAATATGTTGATTTAGAACAATCATACAATCTAGAAGATGTTATGAGAAAATGGATTGAACACAATCTTAAAGGCAGATACCACATAGGCAAAACAATGATATTGGATTCTAAAAACCAATATAAGAACCAAATGAGAATTGGTTTTGAGAATGAAAGAGAGCTTTCATATTTCATGTTAGCCTGTCCACATTTGAAGTATTAATAAGTATTAAGTAGGTATATAATTATACTATTATAATAGGAGACATAAATGTCAGATGAAAATAAAACTGCACAGGCTCCAGTAACTGAGCCGGCACAACCGACTATGGCCGCACCGACGGGTGATGCACAGACGGGACAAGCACCGCAGGCAACTGAACTTACAGTTCAAGACCTTGGTGTTATCAAAACAATTATTGAAGTTGCACAAAGTCGTGGGGCATTTAAAGCCAACGAACTTGAAGCAGTAGGTAAAACTTTTAACAAGTTAGATACCTTTTTAACTTCAATTCAAAATCAACAAGTAGCAAAGCAACCTGACGCACCTGCGCCAGCAACTGCTCCTACTGAAGGAGACAAAGCAAATGGCTAATATGAAGCACATAGGAAGAATAAAAAAGACAGGAAGAAAAGTTGCTGTCGTTTTTAGAACAATACCAGGTGATCCAGATAGTGCATTGGTTGTTCAAACAGAAAATATCAAAGATGCTGATCATGACAAGTTAATGACATTGATCGAAAGCAACACTGGACAGACAGCTGATGAACTTGCTGATGCTATGACAAGAACACCACTAGGTGATGGTAGTATGATGTTAAACTCATTCCATCTAACTGGTAAACTAACAAAAGTATCTACTAGTGATATTGAAATGACACCAGACACCGCATCCACAATAAGTTTAGACGAGCTTAATAAAATGATCGCTGAACAAAAAGGTGTGAGTGTTGCTGATTTGGCAGTTGGAGGAAGTTCAGTTGAAACAATCGCTACTGCTGAAACTGTTCCATCAGGTGAAGCAAGTGCAACCGTAGAAGCGGCTAAAGAACAACCGCTATCGGACGAGCAACTTGCAAACAATATGAGAGCAGATGCAGATAGACTGTTTAAAGAAGCAACTGAATTGCGAAAACAGGCCGAGGATTTAGACCCAAGTAAAAGTGGGAAATCCAGTGGCAAGGCGTAAAACAAAAGGCCTTCCACCAGAAGTTGTTAACAAATGGCCCGATGTATTCGGGGACGTTGATGTTCGAGCAATACCGCTAGAGTACTTACACTCTTTAAGGGTGCGTTTTAATAACGGTAAACAATGGGACATAGCAGTAGACGTGAATAAGAACCCTGCTAAACAACTAGAAAAAACACTACGAGAACTGTTTCACACATATGATAGCAGTATCAAACACGTGGACTTTAAACTAGACACTGATAGAGTCAAAAAAGACGTTCAGAAGTCCACGAATCGCTTTCTAAAACGCCGTAAGTAAAATGCTTATTTGGTATAAATACATATAACAGATCCAGGAGATGTAATAAATGGCGTTAAAACTAAGAAGAGGAACAGACTCACAAAGAGCATTAATTACACCAGCAGATGGTGAATTGATCTATACTACAGACACCAAAAAGCTATTTGTTGGGGACGGTTCGACACAGGGCGGTAATCCTGTTGACACGGCCGGCTCTGCATTAGGGTCAAATCTTTCACTTAACAACTTTGATTTAGTTGGCACAGGTAACATCAATACAACTGGAAATATCACAGTAACAGGCAACATTACTGCTGATGGAAACTTAACTTTAGGCGGTAATTTAACTGTAGGTGACGCCAGCTCTGATACATTAAATTTAACTGCAAAAATCGAATCACATATTTTGCCAGACGTTGATAGTGCAAGAAACGTTGGTTCAGCAACACTAAGATGGAACCAAGGTTACTTTGGATCTTTACACATTACAGATACACTTGATGCTGGAAGTGTAAATGCAAATATAATTGGTGATGATTCAACTGTAATAGTAAACAAGGCAACTGGAGCCATTAATGCTTCAGGTACATTCAAAGGTGATGTTAAGGCAACTGACAATACAAGTTTCTTTAATGCAACATCAAAAGAAATAAATGCAGGTGCGGCAACATTTACAGGAGCAGTTGCGGCTCCAAGTATAACATCTGCAAGTATTACAGGAAACTTCAAAGGTACAATAGCAGGTGACGATTCAACTATATTAGTTGATGCTGTCAACAGTACTGTAAGACTAGACAACGGATTAATTAGTATCAACTCAGATACACTTTCAGCACTACAGGCTGACTTCTTTATATCAAGCAAGACAGCTGGTACTCCAACTACAATGACAATTAATGATAACTCAGCAGGTGGTAGTGCTCTTAAAATATTTGGTAAGACAAACAGTTCATTTGATCCATTAACATCATTTGTATTTAGAGGGTTCAAAGATAATTTAGTTACTCCGAACGTGATGACAGCAGGTCAATACATTGGTAAGATTAGTTTCCAAGGTTATGACACTACTACAACCAACATTGTTGAGTCAGGTGGTATTGCTTGGAGAGTAGATCCAAACAACTCACCAATTGGCACAGATACGATGAAAGGTAAGATGGAAGTTGTTTCCAACGCAGGATCAAACTCATCACCAGATCTAAAATACTTAACATTTGATTCTCAAGGTAGAATGGGTGTTAACAAACAAACTGCAACTGCCGTACTAGATGTAGATGGTGACGCAGTATTTTCAAGCACGGTTAAGTTTGCAAACTTAACAACTACTCAAAGAGACGCATTAACTGGAGCGAGTGCTGGTATGGTAATTTACAATACAACATTAAATAAATTACAAGTACGTACTGGTGTTGCTTGGGTAGACTTACACTAATTAAATTCAGGATAATCAATATTTAAATTATCACGTATGCTTTGACGCATATCTTTTGCACAATAATCATCACCATACAAAACAAGATCATCAGGAACTAAACTTTTGAATTTGTTCCATTTAACTTTAAGCTGATCCGGACCTTCATTCCAATGCAACATTTCACTGGACCATACATTGGTAGTCCAAAGAACTTTGTTGCCTTCCTGTGCTTTAATTATGTTAAATAAGTTTTCAGGTTCGTTTACAATATCTATCTTGTAGAAGTTGTGTTCAAGGTTAACATACCTATCCCATAGTTGTTTAAATGCTTCTGCACCACCAAAGTCTTGTAATTCTTGTTGCCAAAATGACTCGTAATTGCCTCTATATGTTGAGGCGAAGTTATACTTTAGGTCATGTTCCAACAGCCACAGGTGTAAATCGACCCCATTCCACGTTTCTATAAGGTCTCTTTTGTATAGTAAACTTGCATCGCACCAATCAAAGTAATGTATCTTTGTGTTATCATTGAAGCCGTTGGTGGTTAATATAGACAAAGGTTTGAATCCAGCGGCCACACTAAACAAATGATCAATGTTTTCTGTTCGCTTACCTTCACCAGACAATGTTTCTGTATTGAAAGCATACACACGATCCTTTTCTATCTTTTCCTGTTGATCTAATTTACGTAACCAAGCCTTTTGATTATAATTTAATTCTTCAACTTGCCAATAATCTTTTTGTATCCAACTCTTTGAAAGTATGTCTGACTTGTTATATGGATACAGAAATACTTTACAAGCTCTCATGTCATTTGTTAGATTGTCTATTTTTGTATTGGTTCTTAAAGCAATATCAATCCAGTTACTACCGTCTGATGTTTTTGCCCAATGTTTTTCTCCTTCAGCAGTATCAATCCAAGCAGGTGTGTATTCAGCATGAATCTTTTCTTCACTTAATTTAAAATTTTGTAACTTAGGCATTCTGTCCCTAAATATTCCTAGTTCATCAAAAGGAGGTTTGCCAAGTTGCTCCCAAACTTTTAGATTAACAAAAAGATACTGCCTATGCAAACCAGGATATGCTCCTTTGGTTGCATAATGATTTTGTCCTTTCTTATCCATGATATGTCCACAAACAAAAAAGTTAGGATTTTCTTTTGCATATTTTAAACTTTGTTCTACTAGATTAGGACCTCTGTAAAGCAATAATCCTTGTGCGGCTACTATACAATATTCATGTCCTTTTGCAAAACTATTTTCGAGTATGTTTTCAACCTTATGCGAACTGCCAACGTAATCAGCAACTTTCATTTTACTCATTCTGTTGATGTAAAAGTAAGTCATTTCTAAACAACGTTTACTTATGAATTCATTTTTTATATCTCTTGAAATATTAAGTATACCTATACCTACTTGATTGTTTGATTCATGATCCTCATAGTATCTATCATGTGTTAAACTGTTCCAGTCTTTCATTAGCCGCCTCCGAATCCTGTCCAGTTCCAAGGATCCTTAAACTTGTCGTCAACAGATTTGTGTGGCTTACACGTACATCTAATGAACAAGCCAGCTAATATTCCTATTAAAAACCAAGTCAACATTATGCCCACCAACTTATTTTTTTCTTTAAATCAGGATCTAAACCACGGGCAAGTTTTCTAACTCTTTCCATGTGTTTATTAAATTCTTTATTATCCATACCTGGCAATACACTATAAAATCTTATATATTTTGTAACCATACCACCTAGGTTGAATACTGCTTTTTTAATTCTTCTATATGGAATGTTATCAAACAAACTAAAATTAAAATAAGTAACCATCGGACCACCATATGTTATAGATATCAAACCTAGTTTTTTATTCATTGCTCCTGGAACAGGATAACCGTAGTTCTTAAAATACTTACTGCCAGGCACCAATGCCCTGTAACTGAAAAACCATTTAGGGTGTAAGACCCAATCAACCCAGTTTTCTAAAATTGCTGGCATTCTCAAGTTATGACACGAGCCTATAAGAAACATAACATCACTGTTTTCTAATCTTTTTCTATAATCCAAAACAATTTGCGGTGGTGGATTTATATCTGCATTGTAGAATGGCAGTTGTTCTTCTTCTTCAAATAAATTAATTAGATCTATTTCATGTCCGCATTTTTCTGCTTCTTCTATAAATGTATCTCGGATAGCCGCATTGAAACTAGACTTTGTATTGTGATGTCCATATATAATACAAATCTTCATCTTATCCCCTATTGGTATAGTAACTTTTACGTAAGACATAAAACATATCACGTAATCTTCTACCAACTTCTCCATGTATTATCATGTGTATTCTAGGCTTATCACTTTTATTCCAAACTGCATGAACGTTACTAATATCCATTAAAAATGCACCACCATTGTCTTCAAATGGTACTACTCCATGGTCTTTAAAAATAAATTCACAATCTTGTGGATTGTTTAATGCTATGTTACACACACTTAATCTTTTTTCTTTTGCATCTCTATCTTGATGTGGTAATATGTAACCACCTGGTTCAAGTAACATAAACCTTACACGATTAAGATACTCCATTGGCCATACATCAGTCAAAAACTTTTTTGTTTCAGGACACTTGTCTGCAACCCATGTCCAATCTAATTGCTTAATTACTTTGTTTCTATCGCCATAACTGTCTAATGTTTGGGTGTCATCATCTAATCCATGTATTGTTAAACTCTTCCAACCATAGCCATAATCATCTCTATGATCATGAAAGCTATCAATTAGTGCTTCAGCTTCATGGTACATTCCTTTCCAGGGTTGATTATCTAATGCTGACAATTTAAAGAAAGGCCAATGTGATTCTTCAACCAACCACATAGGGTCAAACACGTCTTGATATAAAAAATTTACGTCTTTCTTGTGTTCTTGCCAGTATGTGTCCAGGGTTTTTTGATGTTCTATATCCATTAAACTACCTTATAATTCAGTTAAATATACTTATCATGTATTTGAATATAGAAGATATAGATACGATTACAGTAGATTTTACTGCTCATTGTAATGCTATGTGTGGTAATTGTTCCAGAAATTTAGGTGGAGTAGAAGTAAATCCACGTATGCCTCTTGAACATATGAGTCCTGCAACGTTCAAGAATTTATTCAGCAAAAACGTTTTAGAAAATATCAATCAAATTGTATTCAACGGATCATATGGTGATCCGTTGGTAAGTCCGCATCTGTTTGAATGTTTAGACTATCTTGCAGATTACAATAAGCCTATTATCCACATACATACCAATGGTGGTATGCGACAGCCTAAATACTTTGAGGAACTTGCAAATAAATTAAAAGACTTTCCTTTTCCAACCCATGTGGTGTTTAGCATAGACGGTTTAGAAGATACAAATCATTTATACAGAAGAAATGTAAAATGGAATAAGGTAATGGAAAATGCCCAATCATTTTTAGACGCAGGTGGTTTAGGCAGATGGCGTATGTTGGTGTTTGAACACAATGCTCATCAGCTTGAACAAGCAGAAGAATTAAGTAATAAAATGGGGTTTGCAAAATTTGATATCAATGGTGGGCATACTTTTACTGCTATGAATAGCATGGTTAACAAAGCAATAGAAAAATTTAAAGCTAACAAAAAAGAACAAGCACGTACGATAAAATATGATACAAGTAAATTAGATAATTTGAAAAGGTTGAAAGATTTAAAACAAAAACATGGAAGTTTAGATGACGGATTTAAAAAGTCATGTATTACTTGCAAATGGCAAAAGAAAAGAAAAATACAAGTCAGTCATGTTGGTGAAGTATTTCCTTGTTGTTATATGTTGTCTGATAGATATCCAAGAGAAGTTGATAGCCCCTATGCACAAGAAGTATCAAAAGTAGATTGGCTCAACGTAAATGATATGCCTTTAGAAGTAATACTAGACAGTCCTTTCTTTGCACATGAACTGCCTGACAGTTGGAGTAGTGAAGATAGATTTAAAATTTGTGAGGTAACCTGCGGTGAAGTGTAAGTACTTAGATCATCAAGTTATGGTACGCCCTGATGGCGAATTCCGTTTGTGTTGCATAAGCAATGAAAAAACAAACAAGGAAAACATTAAACAAATGACTCCAGAGCAATGGTTAGCAAGTGCAACTCCCACAAAGGCACGTGAACAGTTAGCTAACAATGAATGGCCAGATGCTTGTAAAAAATGTAAACTTATGGAAGAGGCTGGTAGACCAAGTATGCGTCAAAGACCAAGAGAGTATGGTCCTGGCATAAGTCATTTAGATATAAGGTTTGGCAATCAATGTAATTTACGTTGTACTATGTGTTACCCAGGTAGCTCTAGTAGTTTGTATGAAGAACACAAAGAATTAAAAGCAAAAGGTGAAAGCCCATGGGGTTGGTTTGACTATGGATTATACAACTGGTATACAGATGAGCAGGGAGAAACACTTGCACGTAATCCTAATTTGAGAGAAGTATATCTTACAGGTGGTGAACCTATGATGGTCAAAGGGCTTAACAAGTTCCTAGCAAAATTAGATCCATCAGTTGAAGTAAGATTTAACACCAACGGTACTTTATTTAATCCAAAAGTTTTTAATGAACTTAAAAGATTTGAACGTGTAAACATGAACTTCAGCATAGATGGTATTGGCAGAACAAATGATTATATACGTTGGGGAAGTAATTGGGATACCATAGAATACAATTTAAATAAGTTTAGAGAAGTAGCTGATGTAAGTTTAGGTCCTACTGTACAAGTAATGAATGTCTTAGAATACGATGATTACGTTGAGTATGCACAGGCAAATCAATTAGAAATATTTGACAACCTATTAATGACTCCAGATTGTTTGCATATTAAAAATGCACCACAGGCAATGAAAGACAGTATTCAACATTTTGATTATTGGATGAATCACCCAACAAGTGTAGAAAAGCAAGAAGAATTTAAAAAGTGGATAGGAGTGTTAGATAAAAACAGAGGTTGTAGCATTAAAGAATACTTACCAGCAGTGGCAGGATATTATGGAATTAGTTAAAAAGAACACAGATAAAAAAAGAGAAGTTTATAAACTAGATGATAGATATCGCAAGGTTTGGTATGTTGATGATGAGTTTGCTTTAGAAGAACACGTTTCAATATTAGACAAAGTTATTCCAGGATATGTGATAGATTATGGCGTCACACAAAACAGTATGTTTATTGATTATCACATAGTGCCTGGTACGCCTGCAAATAAGGTTCCACACACACCAGAATTTTTTAAAAGGATATACAACTTCTGTCATGAAACACTTGATCAAACTTTACCATATGCACACTATGATTGGGTATTGAGTAACATAATGCTAGACGGAAATAACACTTATCTTGTGGATTGGGATAACGTAGGAATATATTCACCTGAAGAAATACAAACAAAAATGGAAAGCGATCTAAGGTCAGCTTTTGGAGAAAGATACGATGAAATGCTTCGCACCTTGGCATAGTATTTTGGTACGTTTTAACGGTGATATAGTACCTGATGGTGTGTACTTAAAACGTTACGGAAACGTGCTACAATCGTCTTTAAATGACCTTTTAAACAGCTATACAGCGTCATACACACGTGATTCAATAAGAGCGGGCCACTTACCGCCCGAGTGTCAACAATGTGCTTTAAAAGAAGCCTCTGTGGGTCACAGCAGGAGATTATTCTTCAAAGATATTTTGAATCCTATGTTAGAAAATACCAATTATGATTACTCCAAAAACTTTACAGATATCTACTTTTTGGAATTCAATATGAGCAATATTTGTAATCTTAAATGTAGAATGTGCGATGGAATAAATTCAAGTGCTTGGGTGAAAGATGATATCAAATTATCACAAAATGGAAACCCTTACGGACGTAGAATAAATGATCCAGAATTTGGATACACTAATAAAAGCGATCAAATTGTTGCTAGATTGTTTGAAGATCCAACACCATTTATGAACTTAAGATATTTAAGTATCAAAGGTGGCGAACCTTACATGGAACCTGCAAACAAATTAATACTTAAAAAATTTATTGATTTAGGCATAGCAAAGAACATCACCATTGATTGGACTACCAACGGTACAATAGTAGATGAAGAAGTAGCACACTTGGCCAAGCAATACAAAGAAACAAAATGGACTGTAAGTTTGGAAGGCACAGATGGCTTGTATGAATACATCAGAGGCGGAAAGAACTTTACGTTTGAACAACTAAACAATAACTTAAAACAATACAACTTTGATAGAATCATTATTGCTGTAACTGTGATGGCTTACAACATAGCACACCTTGATAAAATACATTGGTGGTTTGAAGAAAACAAACAAGACAACTGGGAAATATATTTTAACAATGTAGTCACAGCACCCCCTTATTTAAATCCAAGAGTTTTGCCTAACGAAATATTAGATAAGATTGATTTTAGATTGCCTAAGATTAATTACACACAATCTGAACTAGCACCTAAGTATATTGATGCTTTTGTTAACTATACAAATGATTTAGATAAAATTAGGAATACAAGTGTGCTAGACTACTGTCCAGAACTTACTCCCCTGTTTGGATAGGATCCAAAGCAATATAATGTAGATTAATATGATGTGGAGTATCTATTACCCACTTCACATACTTGCCAGCCTCTAACAAACTAATTTTACGTCTGGTATCTTTTGTTTTTTGACTTTGGCTGTTAAGTTGACCAAAAGCAATATTGCTTATACGTATATTGCTGTTACCCCAACAAATATTTTTGCATAACATTTTGCTCCTACCATCTAGTAATGTTTTATTTTCAATATAATTTCTAGGACTATAACCATCTCCCCAGTATGAACTTGTACTGCTTATGTTTATAATATGTCCTCTTTCAAACTTTTCATACACAGCATCTAATATTTTTACCTGTTCTCCATTAGGACCATACTGACTGTTAACAAATACATCAAAGTCTTTGGCATGGTTAGCCACCTTGTCATAATCTGTAAGATCCCAATCATTCCATCTACCAATGAACTCTACAAAATTATGATTGTATGCTTCAAATATGCCTTTGCATAATCCTTCGTAATTGGGATTGCCTGTAACTAAAATTCTCATTGTAGTTCCTTCCTAATGAATATATCACTTAAACAACTGCATCTTTCTTTGCCACAAAGTATTTTATCTTTGGGCAGTTTATATCTTTCCAAGTTTCCTATTGCTCCGCCAAACTGGCAGTCAGCTCTATACATATTTCCCCACATATCTATATTGACACCATGTAGCCCTGCCCAACAGTTCCAACCGCTAAACTTGTTTTTGTCTTGTAATATTAAGTCATTGGCATTAACAATCTCATCATTCAACATCATGGCCCCTCTATGTAAGTCCTCATCTTTAACCTTACGTGAAAAAGGCCAATCCTTAATTAATTGTTTTTGTGCTTCTGTATATGTCATGACTTCATTTGTGATGTTTTCAGAACTTGTTTTGTCCACAATAACTTTAGGAACTATACTTGCTCTTGCGGTACTGCTATAAATTTTTTCTGCAAGTGTAAAGATCTCTTCAAAGTCGTTAGGCAACAACATCATGTTAATTACAGTTTCTATTTTACTTTCATTTATAATTTTAATAAAGTGTTCTGGATTTGCGTATGCTTTATGATAACTTAACATCATTCCGTCAGTGTAAGGAGCAATTTTTTTAAAGTATTCCGGACTTTGACTACCATTACTTACAAAGGTAAATTTGTGACCTTCTTCTTTTACAAGTTCAGCAAGTTCAACAAAATGTTTCCAATAAGTAGGTTCTCCGCCACTTAATCTATAACAAATTTTTTTATCTTTTATATTAAAGTTTTGCACAAATCTTTTGACAGTTGACCATTGAGGTTGTCCTGTGCTTCCGTTGTGTAATATGTCTGGGCAATATTCACATCTATAATTGCACTTATTTGACAAGGTCCAACTTACGAGAAACCAATCATTCTTTGCAGGATCTTTGTAAGTTAATTTCATGTGTTTCTAACCTCTACTCTTGATATGTGTGTTCCTTCTATCCAATTTTCAATTACATATTTTACACAGTTTGAAATTGACTCTTCACGTATCAATGTGCCATTTTTTTCGTGGGTGCTATATAAATTTTCTACCCATTTTTTAAAAGACCCCGTTGCTAGGTTTAGCTCAGATAAATTTGATTTAGTGATATTAGGACTTATCACACTAACTTTACACTTCCAGTGATTCTTGTTTATCTCTACACTCTGTTTGTCCATATACTTTTTATCTATGTAATACTGTTCTGTTGCAAATTCGAAAGGGTCTTCAGCACTAGCAATTTGACTGCTGATATTTACACACAGTTTGTTCTTGTCCTTGTTAGTCTTACACCAAGACATAAACAATGCGTTTTGATCCACAGGCATATATGCGTTGTTGATCAATATATCTGCTTCTGCAATAAGCTCAAGGTTATCTTGTACATCTTGACCATTTTTCTTGTCAAGTCCTATTATCTTGTAATCGTCAACAAACCACCACAGACCCTCCATTATAGACTTTCCTATTACACCTTCACTGCCTGTTACAACTATTTTTCTCATATATACTGTCCTAGTTCAGGAAACGTTTTTCTAAAATCTGTTCCACGTCTTTCATCTGTAACTTGCAAATATTCTTGTAAAGCTGGTAATTTGTGACTCCAATCTTCCTGCATCATGTATTTTATCAATCCATGCCAACGTTGTGCTCCATACGGATGTTGATTAAATTCTAAATTAAATTTTTGTCTATCTATAAAAGTTTCTACTTTGTTTTTAATCCAATCCTTTGCTTGTTTAGGCAGTACCTGAACATTAAGATATGAGGGCAAGTAAACTAAATGTGTGCCTATAATGCCTCCGCCAAACATTGATGGATTTATTTTACTGAATCCTTGATCCATTTTCCATTCTGCTAGTTCATCTATGTACCCTGCATTTAATAATTGTACTGCACAGGCAATATTGATTACTGTATTGTCCTTTGTATTTTGATCAAGTCTTTTTAAATTAGCTTCAACGTCCGACCACTTGCTTGGGTAACGTATATAATCATTACGTTGTCCGTAAGCATCTATGCTAAAATTAAATCTAACCTCTTTGAAATGATCCCATAACTTAAACAACTTGTCTGGCAACTCAAGTCCATTTGAATTGTATCTTAAATTACAGTCTTTTGCATAACCTTCTGCAACCATAAATTCTAATATTGCATAGTGTTCGGGTATAAGCAGAGGTTCCCCTCCTGCAAAATAAAGTTCTTGTATATTAAATGCCTGGTGCTTCATTGAATCTATGAATGATCCTTTCTTATACCAAGTATAATCATATTGGTCATCCCAACCTTGATCAGCAAGTAAGTCTTTGTTTTTGTATTGTGGATATTGCAGTTTCCATTCCTTGATCCAACTTGAACTATCATGCGGACTACACATCACACATTTTAGTTGACATAAATTACCTAAACGCAAATCAAAATAAGGAATACTAACAGGAGCAGTACCATCTTCTTTTGTACTTGCAATCAGTTTGTCAAAGTCTAAACGTTGTTTCCATTCTTCAGTTTCCCATTGACGTTTGCTTGTAATACCTTTTGCTTCTTCGTTAAAACATTTAACACAACTGCTTGGAACTTCACCATTAAGCATTTGCAGTCTTGTTCTTCTCATATGTTCACTGTTCCATACTTCTTCTATTGTATGGTCACGCAAGTTCATTGCTATTCCATCTTTCTTTACAAGCCCTGCTGTCTTTTCATCTTGTTTACCGGCACCACTGGCATTGGCAGTACAACAAACCCTAACATCTCCATTAGGTCTTGTAGCTAAATGTATCCAGGGTAATGGGCAAAATGTTTTACTCACGATTTCCTTCCTATCAACATATACCTAGTATACTTAGGCAGTTCTAATTCCATTTTTTCTGTAACCTTTAATTTACTTTTTCTTTCAAAGTCTGCAAGACTTTTCATACAGTTTACGTGTTCTTCTAGTTCAAAATAATTATTGCTTTGTAAAACAATTTGTGCATCACCTGGAACTTTATCTAACCATTTATCATATTGTTCCTGTGTTATATGTTCACAACTGGTATTGATTACAAAGTAAGGATTTGTTTTGTATTCATATTCACACATATCAGCTGTTACAGATTCAAACTTGCCTTCCATCTCATAACGTTTATTCATTGTTGATGCTGTTTCTTTACATTTAGGATCTATGTCTATGCTTGTGATGTGCTTGATTCCAAGTTCACTATTAAATATCATACAAGCTAATAAGCCATTCCACCCTCCATGTATGATACATTCTGCATTTCTAATTGATTTGTGTTTCTCAAGTTGTTCTATTAACCACAACTTGCTTTTAATTTGTCCTCCCCAGAAAGTTTCAAGTGTGCGATCTCTATCATCGCTGTTGCGAATCGCATCCATCCAAAATTTTATGTCATTAATGTCTATTTTCATTTTTTAAGTTTCTTTATTAACAGTGGTAAGTAAACACCTACGGCAACTATACCCCAAAAGATTCCTAATGCTGTTGCATATAATTTCCAATTAGAAAAATCTAACAGTATTCCTAAACTGACACCACCTATCCATACGTAATCAAGTGTTGCGTGAAACTTCTTCCACTTTGCACCATACGTTGCAATTAGATGATCTCTCTTGTTAGCAAACCAAGGGTGTACATGACGCATTATTACAAATCCTTCATTCAACACCATCACTGTAAATCCTATCCAAAATATCATTTTACGTCCTTTCTACGAATTGTTCATTTAATTTGTCAAAACTTCCACATTGTTTTGAACATTCTTTCAAGCCTGTTGTATTCCAACAACCAGCTATAAGGTCAAAATAGCCACTTGCAAATATATCTTTCATAGTAGTATTATTTAAGTTCGGCCAGACCTTGATTTTGTTCATATAATCTATTCTATTCTCGTGTGTATGGGGGTAAAACTGCTGATCTAACCAACAGCAAGGAGTTACACTACCTAAAGCACTTACATATAGCATACTATCCTTAACTGCTTTGCATTTTATTGTTGGCAGTTGTTCAGCTGATGCTTTTTTTACTTTGCCCATCATCTTTTTACTTAATTCTGTTGGATACAATGTATCTATTGTTTGTCCTTGTTCATTTAGAACATCAAACTTACCATCTTTAAAACGTGTGGTGTGTTTTATAGTGAAACTTTGCATACCCAACCTTTGCGATAAAGTTCTACACTCCTCCACTTGATGTTCATTGTGTTGAAACACTAACATATCCCATCTTGCATTGCCACCAGCATCAACAAAGGTCATTACATTGTCAATTATTTTTTTCCAATCAGTGTTTATTCTATACTTGGCATGGGTGTCTGCTAATCCATCTATTGCAAAAACAGTTTGTACTCCTAGTTTTGCAATCTTTTGCCACCATTGTTTGGTTCTACCACTTCCGTTGGTATGCATCTGTAAGGTCATTGTAGGATTAGCTTCACGTAGATACTCATATATAGGCAAAGTATCTTTTGCCACAATAGGATCTCCCAAGTTACCACATATTGCAAGATGATTAAGTTGTTTTATAAAGTCTATTGGAAACCATTCCATAAATTTGTCTATGCTTATTTCATCTAACCCCATAAAAGGATTCAAAGGACCTCCATTGATACGTCTTGCACACATAGGACACTTTGCTTGACACCTACTTGTGACTTCTAAATGTATTGCTTTGATATCTTCTATTTTATACATGGGTACTTTTTTAAATTTTCTAAAAACTTGTGTGCGTTAAGTTTCCAAACAATCTGTTCTGTGTTTCTATAATTTATTTCCTTTACTTTACTAAATTCACCTTGCTTTTCTAACAAAGGAAAATATATTTTATTTACTAACTTCTGTGAACCTGCTTCTTCATTGTTACTGGTTACATACATATCTGAATCTACACCGCACCACTCTATACAAGTAGGAACAAAATATTGACTTGTTAAGTTTTGGTGCTCTACGATGTATCTTCTACCAGTGCCTAATCCTTTGCTGTCACGCACACCGTCTAACACACAGGTTCTTGCAAGTATTCTATATCCATTCATTTCAGGAAACGTGTGAGCTACTACACTACCAATAGCTTTATCATCTTTATACAATATCCAAGCATTCCATTTGTCTTCATTTTTAAAACAATCAATCATTGATTTTTGATTTGCATTGTTCCTATGACCCCTTCTTTCTGCTTCCTGGTAAAATTCTTCTAAATCCAAAGTTTCATTCCATTCAACCATTTTATACATTGACTCTCTCCTTTGGTATTTTGCTATCTGCACTACTTACACAGGTTGGAGTAACGCACGGCATTGGTGCTTTAAACAGCTCAAATCCGTCGTCTAACGTGCCTAAAGGCTCATCATGGCAACTATATGCACGTTTCACTTCACCACCTGGTTCGCGTATGATACAGCTTTGATAACCTGCCCAACAGTTCCAATCTTTGAACTTGTTAAATCCATAAGCATTTAATCTTTCTGCTTGATCTATCCAGTACTCTATTCCTTGATCATCCTGTAATATGATTTGAGGTGTGGTTTGTTGATTGTCCTGTTGCAATATGTTTTTTTGTTCTTCCGTATAACCACCCACGACAAAACTAGCAGTAGGATCAGACTGAGGCTTGAGTGTAACATGAAGGCC